AGAATGCTCTCGTACAATAGAAACTGCTGAATGGTTTACTCAACAAATAAATCTAAAAGTAGAATTAGATATGGATTATAATGAAAATGAATATCGTCCTTCAAATCGATTAGTATCTGCTACTAGGGGGTGGGCAAATTCTTTAGGATATAAAGTAAATATAAAACCTTATTCTCAAATAGCTACTAAAGCAGCAGACTATCATTGTTCGTAATATATTTTTAGAGATAATATATTTATATGTGAGATGGATATAAACAAAATTTTTAGCTCATTTACTAGTGAGGATGATGATATTACTGTAATTGATTTTTCTGAGCATCCTACTTATTTATTGGGTATGTTTAAAAGATTAATTTTAAATCATAAAAATTTCTTTATAAAAAATCTTATTTTTCTTTTAAAATCAAATCAGGAAATTGATCATGATGATATTAAAAGTTTAGGTGATATGATGATATATAATAGGGCTTTTTCTTATATAGAAAAAATAGATTTATCTAATGCCGCTCATATCCAAGTAGTAGAGAATAATTATACTCCTCAATTAATAGTATCATTAGATTCTGCTATTTCATATTTTGAAAATATGGAGGAATATGAAAAATGTGCCCATATATTAAAAATTAAGAAAATTTTTGCAGAAAAAATAAAGTAAACTTGGTTTTACTTGATATTATATTTATATTTCCATCATAAAACTATTACTATGAAAAATCGAAACATCATAATGCGAAGACTAGAGAAAGCAGAGGGTAATATCTCTAAACTATTTTTAGTACTCCAACGAGTAGGTTCTAGAGAAGAATTTGAAGCTATTCTTAAGGATACACAAGAAGTTATCCAAGATGCTAAAGCCTTTGTTCAACAAGAACCTATGGGATCGCATGAATTAAATTAAAAAATAAATAGTTATGAAACTTACTGCAGAACAAATTCAAGAAAATTGGGATTATTTTATCCAACACATCAATACATGGGTATCTTCCCCCCGTAAAGAAAAACTACTAGAATTTTACGAGCAATATAAAGATCGTTTAATTCTAATGCCCGCAGCCCATAAAAAAGAATATCACAACTCATTTCCAGGAGGCTATATTGAACACGTTAATCGCGTTGTAGATTGTGCTCTTAAACTTAATAATTTGTGGGGTGAAATGGGAGCAGATTTAACTACATATACAATTGAAGAACTTGTATTTTCTGCTATTAACCACGATTTGGGTAAAATGGGAGACGAAATAAATGAATCTTATATCCCTCAAACAGACCAATGGCGCAAAGATAAACTAGGTGAAGATTATATGTTTAATAACAAAGTAGCATTTGCTTCAATTCCTGATCGTGGTTTATATTTGCTCCAATCTCATGGAGTTCAGTATTCATTTAATGAAATGTTAGCTATTCAAACCCACGATGGTTTATACGATGAAGCTAATAAAAAATATCTTCATACATTTATGCCTGAACAAAAACCACGTACTTGTCTCCCATTTATTTTACACCAAGCAGATTTAATGGCAGCAAGAATTGAATTTGAAAGAGAATGGTTACCAAAATTCAAAAATTCCGTGGAAACCCCTAAAAAGAATTTTACATTAGATACTAGTACTAAACCTAACACTAAACCTGCTATAAACAAACAGCAAAAAGCATTAAGTACACTTAAAAGTGAAAGCTTAAAAAATCTATTAGATAATATATGATAATTCTAACAATAATTTTAGCGTTAATGGTCGTGGTCCTTGGATACACGACCTTTAACCTTCTACGCAAAAATGAAAAGCAAGAAGATATCCTTACAGGATATATGATTTATTTAAATAAAGTTTCTAAAATTATAGATGAATCAGATAGGAAACTAAAAGAAATAGACCATCGAGGCTCATTTAAAGCAGATGACGAAATTGGTTTTTTCTTTGAAAGTGTTAAGAGTATTCAAACTATTCTTAATTCTTTTAATATAAAAAACTTATAATGGTATATTTTACTCAAGATACAGAAGATGCTATTATTAAATATAATAACGAGCACGATCCTATTATTAAAAATAAAATATACGAAAGAAAGATACACTATCCTTTCTTTAAATTAACTGAAAATATAGTTCATACCTTTAAATTTTATTATACTGAGGTTGAAAATATTGAAGACCTACAACACGAAGTAATAACATTTCTTCTTTCTAAAATACACCTATTTGACCCTTCTAAAGGAACAAAAGCATATTCATATTTTGGAACAATAGCAAAACGCTATTTGATATTATCCAACCAGAAAAATTATAAAAAGCGATTAGATATTATTCCTATAGAAGAACTATACGAAGATGAAAACTACTCATACGAACTAGAAGAAAACTATACAAATAATAAAATTTCAGAGTTTATGGATTTATATGTAGATTTCTGTACTAAAAATATATTTAAAATATTTCCAAAAGAAGCAGATGCTCGAGTAGCTGATGCTATATTGGAATTATTTCGTAAAAGAGACCATTTAACCATTTTCAACAAGAAGGCACTTTATATTTATATTCGCGAGCAAATCGATGTTAAAACACCTAAGATCACTAAAGTAGCCAATCATTTATATAAATTATATAAATCTCATTATTTATTTTATGAAGAAAATGGTTATATGAAAGTTTGACATAACTATATTTATAATAAAATAGTATGAGCCAATTTGATAAAATCGTATTCGGTAAAAAATCTTTTTCTAGCATACTAGAAGAAATATACGAAAACCAAAAGAAAAAAGATAAACAAATATCTACACTTATCTCGGAATTAAAACCATTAATAAATGAGATAGGCGATGCTACTCTTATAGTTCCTTTAATTAAAGAATATATGGAAATAGGAGTTAAAAACGACGATTTACTTGTTAAAATGGCAGCATTAGCCCAACGAGCTATAGCTAGCCAAGCATCAGGCGACCCATTGACAATATCTGATGCTGAAAAAGAGCAATTATTAGCCGCTATTAATAATATAAAGGAAGAGTAATGGCAGATAGATTTTATAGTAATGAATCTTCTGTTAGAATTAATAATCCAAATATTGATAATGGAAATATACAAAATATATTTCGTAATATTGATAATACTATAACAACAGGAAGGGTAGTTGATATCGTATTGACCCCCAACCATAATAGATTTAAAGATGTTGGTGGGTGGAATGGATTAGGAACTATAATATATGAAAATAATCTTCAAAAGAACATTCTACAAAATCCTTTAGTAGGTCCCCCTACGAATCTTTCAAATAATTTTGCTAGACCATTATTTCCTAATATTAAAAATTATCCTTTAGTAAATGAAATAGTTTTTCTAATAAATTTATCTGATACAAATATAGGGAAAGATATTACCTCTAAAGAAATATACTATATAAGTATAACATCATTATGGAATCATCCTCACCACAATGGATACCCTGAATTTCCTAATGTCCCCCCTCAGTCTCAGCAGGTTGATTATACCCAAAGTTTAGCAGGAGCTGTGCGAAGAGTTACTGATAAATTTACAGACATATATTTAGGAAACACATTTAAGGAGCGCTCTAATATCCATCCTCTTTTACCTTTTGAAGGAGATGTAATAATGGAAGGAAGATGGGGAAATAGTATTCGTTTTGGATCAACTGTAAAAGAAAGACCTAATAACTGGTCAACTACGGGATCAAACGGAGACCCTATTACTATTTTAAGAAATGGACAAGGAGATAATCGTCCTGAAGGGTGGTTACCTACAGTAGAGGATATAAATAAAGATAATTCTTCTATTTATTTAACTTCAACCCAAAAAATTCCTATAAATGTTGCTAGTATTAATAATTATATTAGTTATAATTCAAACCCCCCACAATCCCCAAATGTATATTTAGGAAAACAAATAATATTAAACTCCGGTAGATTAGTATTTAACACTACAGAAGATCATTTACTATTATCTTCTAAAAAATCTATTAATTTAAATTCTATTGAATCTATAAATTTTGATACTACTTCTCCTATTATTTTACAAACTTATCCAGTTGATAAAAATGGGGGGATATATCTAGGAGATAAAGATGCAACTGAATCAGTTTTAAAAGGAGATCTTACAGTAGATTTATTAAATGATCTTATAAATGTATTAATAGATTTATCAAAAAGTTTATCTCAACAACCCGGTGTTCCTGGGGGTAGTCCTTTAATTATGATAAATACAGCAGGATCAATAGCTAATGATAATTTAATTAAATTAATTAATAGATTAGAAGACTTAAAATCAAAAACTGTAAAAGTAATTTAAAAATATGCCCAATAAATACCAAATTACTTTAATTGATTCTGCTAATAAAGAAATATCTTTATCCCCCTTAGCTGAATTATCTTTTGAAAAAAAGGGGTTAGCTAGAGTTTGGACTATTAAGTTACCTGAGGTTAAAAATTCAAGTGGAGAAATACTTCTTAGAGAGTTTACTAGTTTTCCTTATGGGCCTGGGGGTAGTTTTGCAAGTATTAATGATGTTTTAGATGATATTGAAAATAATTTAATTATAGATCGTTATATAAGTATAGTTAATAATAATAGAGGTAATATTAAAATTACTTTAGTTGAGGGAGATATAA